CATCAAAGATCCGTTTATTGCTAACAGATATGCCAAAATTGCAAAAGACGAAACTTTCCACGCTACTATCGGTAGAATGGAACTTGAGAAACTTTGTGATACACAAGAGGCTCAAGATGAGATCAATGCGGTAATCAACGATTTCAGAAGAGACTTACACGCAATTAATTCTGCGAAAACTGGAGAACTTCCAGAAGCAAGAGAGTTAATGGCGGCTTACGCATAATAATAATTTAAATTATTAATACTAAAGGGCGGTATTTTATCGCCCTTTTTTTACGACTTAAATACACTTACAGCCGTAGACAATATGTTTAATTGTGTTACAATAATGAGTAAATACCTAAACTATGCAAAAGCACACTAGAAGTTTATTAGAAGAATTAAGTTCAATGCCTCTTAAAAGAGATAAGGAAGAGGTAGTTGAAAGCAGAGCATCTCACATTCTAGAGAGTGCAATTAGACTGATGACATATATAAGAGAAAACTTCGATCAAGACACAGCATTTAAACTTGAAAAGAAGTTTAATTCTGCCTTGAAGAACATGGATGCATCAAAATTTTCAAAAGGCGTAGCCAGAATTAAAGAGAACAAAGACGTCAAAGAAAACGTTCTTAAAATCAAGGACGGCGAATATCAAGAGGACTAATGTCTGAGAAGATAAAGGTCTCGACGCACTCACCATTCCAAAAACTTAAAGCGGTTGCAATTGGACAAGGACTATCTGAAGACATCTTCGATTGGATCACTGAAGATAAGATTAAAGGACCAATGCAAAAAATACTTCGTGAAACCAACGAAGACATGGCGGAGTTCAAAAGAGTTTTAGAAACTCTTGGAGTCAAAGTTTATCAACCAGAGCCACTGCAAAGACAAAATCTCACAGATGAAAAACAGATACCACAGGTGCCATTACAGCCACGTGACGTTTTCCTTACACTAGGCAATACTTGCTATCAACAAAATACGCATGGTGTATATGACTACATGAAAGACATTGTGCATGAAGACTGCCTCGTCGATTTATTCAATGAGGTATATGGTCCAGGTGGTGCGTCATTCGAGGGACATGAATTAATTTCAGGAGCCAACAGTGTGAAGTTGGGCAAACACATCATGATGCCTGCTGATGGAGAAAAAGGGTTTGTACATCCAGACAGGCCAATGTTCAATCACATCGTGGACAAATGGAAACAACAAGGCTATGAGATAATACAAACAGACGACGTAGGACATACAGATGGAATAATTAGTTTCATCAAGCCTGGGGCATTCATGAGGGTAGGAAAGTCTCGCCAACAGGAAAAAGAATTACTTGCCAAATGGGATAGACTTGAACTAGGTGACCAAGGTTGGATGCACCCTAGCATGAACAAATGGATGAAAGAAAAAAGCATGGTAAATGGTAGATGGTGGATAGACGGAGAACAGGACAATCCCCAACTGCATAAATTTGTAAATGACTGGTGTGATCATTGGGTTGGATATGTTGCGGAAACGGTCTTTGATATAAACTCACTAGGCATATCAGAAGAGTGTATGTTGGTGTCATCATACAACAAAGAAGTGTTTGACTTCTTAAAGAAACATAAAGTAGAACCAATCATTGTCCCATTGAGGCACAGATACTTTTGGGATGGTGGCCTTCATTGTTGCTCCTTAGATTTAATCAGAGAAGGAGCGAGGGAAGACTACATATCATGATATGGTTCATAGCACCATCTGGTGGCAATAACAGTTATATCTGTCTCAAGTTACTGGGGAAAGTAATTAAAAACACAACAACATATCATGATGCTGGTTCACACAGCGATGACAAGAAAGTTATTAACTTCATGTTGTATGCAGATAGAACAGAACAAACACAAATTGTTATTACTGAGAATTACAACAACATTAAACATCTAATTGCAGAAGGAGATACTGTCATTCAAAATTACATTGATAAACACAGGGAAGTTCTTCTGCTTAATTGGTTCCACAAAAATCTACAAGAGTTAGGTTCAAATCCAACTCTCCAATATGGTTGGAGAGACTCGTGGATTAAATGGCAAACAGGATTGTGGGAGAAGTCATCAAAACAACCTATAGTGTCAGCAGTGGCAGAGTGGTTATATAAACTTTCAAACGACAACTTTGCTGATATTAAAAGAATTCCAGAAATTGATAAGGTATTCAATTGGTCGGTAATGTACGAAACTCCACAGGCCACAGTTGACGAATTCAAAAAGATAGGGTACAATTACACAGTGGAGGAACATAACAAATGGTTACAAAGCCAAGAAAAGATCCTAAACTATTGGTCAATGATCAAAGATAGCATTGACGATCCACTTGCGTTGGAAGATGATGTGCATAAAGGAATAGCACTCGCACTGCATGGTCGTAAGTATGATTTAGTTAGACAACAGGCTGAATCAAAGTTTAATTTGCTCCCATAAATATTGGTATGCTCATAGAAGATGTATTAACAGAATTTAAAAGGACACACCTCGAACACATTGAGGATATTGTTATCACAGACGGTTATGAAGGTGGCAAAGCAGTGGTGGAATATTTTAGAGGTCTGCTACTCACACTCAAAGGTTCTAGTTCAGAAGCAATGAGTGTATCAGTTAAATGGGATGGAGCACCTGCTGTGGTGTGTGGCACCAATCCAGAGAACGGTAAATTTTTTGTCGGAACAAAGTCTGTTTTTGCCAAAGATGCAAAGATAAACTATACAAAAAAAGATATTGCTAACAATCACGGCACGGACGAACTAGGACAAAAATTGCTCAAGTGTTTGGTTCATATAAAGAAATTAAACATCTCAGGTGTGGTGCAAGGAGACTTATTGTTCACTGACGAAGATATTATTAGAAAAAACATAGATGGTAAGCCACACTTGACTTTCACTCCTAACACTATAACTTATGCTGTACCTGAAGGTGGTACACTTTCTAAACAAATAGATAGAGCCAAGGTTGGAATTATATTCCATACTTCCTATGAGGGAGATTCTTTGGCTGATATGAATGCCAAGGCAGGTGCGGATGTGGACAGTTTTATGAAAAGTAATGATGTGTTCTTCGACAACGCAACATATAAAGATGTATCAGGCAGTGCAAAATTTACAGATGCAGAAACTAAACAGTTCTACAACGGCATAGAAAAATTAGAATCATTGTTGAACGGTGTGCCGAGGAACCTTTCTACAGTTTTAGGACAGAACCAAGACTTTGTTCCGATGTTCCAAATGTATATCAACGCAATGGTCAAACAAGGACAGTTGCCTAGCAACGTGAATCAATTCCTACAAGGCTTCAAGAAATTCCATGCAGACAGAATGCAACAGCAGATTTCTGGATTAAAGGCACAGAAAGCCTTGCAGTTGCGACAAGACAAAATGAAACAGATGCCTATCTTTTTAAACAGGGCAAAGAAGCCATTACAGGCCATGCTTACTTTCTACAAGGCAGTGCAAACAATGAAAGCATTTGTATTAAAGAAAATGAACCAAGCACAGGCGATAGGATCATTCCAACAAACAGACGGCGGATTACAGGTCACAGAGCCAGAAGGATTTGTTGCTGTTGATAAGACCGGCAATGCAGTAAAACTTGTTGATAGATTAGGATTCAGTAGAAGAAACTTAACGGCTGTCAGCAAATTCAAGAAATAAATCGATAGTTTCGTTTACCTGTTTAGACAATTTCCATTTGTTAAAGAAAGTTTGATAGTTGTGTTTTCTTAAAGCCTGACTGTGCAGATAAAAATCTTTCCAATTAATCTTTTGCATTTTCTCACACAAGATGGCTATCTTTTCTATACGTTCGTCAGGATCTTTTGTGATATCATATTTCTCGCTGAAGTATTCACCAAAAGTAAGGAAACCCATTTCTCTTAATTTCTGTAGGTATAAGTGGTTGCCATGCACTACAAAAGGTTGTTGTGCTATAATTGGCTTCCATATTTTTTCTGTCATGAATATTTCATTGTTGCAATCATTTGACTCAGAAACAAAATTATATTTTGTATGATTGAATGGTAGTTCGTATATGTCTTGATCCATTCCCCATCTAGGGTAGTCCTGTGCCCATGGCAGTTCATACTGCTTATCTAATCTTCTCTTAGGCCAATCGGTCCATAGGCTATTGTCTAAAACTGCTTGTGGCATTTTCTCAAGCATCTTGATTCTGTGTGGTCTGGCCGCTTTATTGAGATACAGGAAATCGTATTTCTTTTCCGAATGGTCAAAAGATAATTTGTGATTATGATGTTTCCTATACATGTAGAACCAGAACCAACTTACTCCTCCCGTCCACACCACGTGATCAATATCATACTTGGGAAATAGTTCAATTTCTTTTAGGTTGAAATTACTTTCCCAAGGACATGCTTTTATGAAAACGAACCCTTGGCTGTGTAATAACTTACAACGTCTATCAAGTTCTGCATTGAACTCTGCACCATCGAATTCATCGTTGGCTGGTCTGTAATCAATTATGGCGAACCTACGATCATAGGAGTCTAGATCATAATGGTGTAGGGTGTAGTACTCACCGGTCATATCAAATCGTTGATTTGGTAAACTATGCATATTGATGAAGTCCTCTAGATCATTGTGAAACCCTGTCTTCATCACGTCAGTCAGTATAAAATTACGTTGCATATGCTCTATAAATACTTGTATGTTAACACCATTTTTAAAGTATGTATCTGAAGGTAAAGTGATTAGGCGTTTTGCTGACTTACAGAGGTTCACATTTCCTGAAGTGGCTGAAAGGATTTACCTTAGTTTTCTCGCTCTAGCACTGTTGAGCCAAAACAAAAGCACAGAATCATTTGTTAAAATGTATGCAGATCAGACCATGCACTATGGAACCTTTGATAGGGTAAGAATGGTAAACAATGATCTTGCAAACATGATGGCCATCGTGTCAGGTGATCCAGAAATCACAAAGAAACTGAAGAACAAGAATCAAGCACAGGCTTTGAGACAGAGACAGCCAGTGCCAGTTATGGCAGTGAGAAGATATCTAAGAAGTTTTGAAGAGCATTACAAGAACCTCACTCAGTTGGAACGAGCACTTAACATCAGCGATGCAAACTACAAGAATGTTAGACGAGCAGTAGCAAACTACGGAAGTCTTAACTCCAGGGATCAAAAGAGAACACAGATCAGGCTGGGACAGATGTTGCAGGCCAAACTGCCCAATACAGACATACATAAAAAATTTAAGGAACTATAATGAAAAAAGGTAAATGCCACAGGTGTGCTTGTAGACCTCACTGTGATGAAAAGTGCAAGAACTGTGATAACTGTGATACGTGTGATTGTATGCAGTGTCTAAAAAGATTTGCACCCGATGGATAGACAAAATAGTTTTTGGGTTTTATACTCGAGTCACCAACAACCAACATGGCTGGAAGATGCCGGCAGTGGACAGCAACTACAAAGAGATAACGCCCTGCGATATGTGAAAGACTGGAGAGTGTGTGCTGACATCGGTAGCAACATAGGACAATGGACCAGACCACTTGCAACTAGATTTGACAAGGTCGTGTGTTTCGAATCCAATCCAAACTTCAGAGAATGCTTCAATAAAAATATAGAAGATGATAATGTTGTGCTTCATCCTTATGCGTTATCGAATAGGCATCACTACGCCAAACAAGATTTCAATTCGACCGTGATGACTGAGGACACAGGCACTATTGAGTGTAGAACCTTAGACAGTTTCGAACTGACCGAATTAGACTTTATTAAAATAGATGTTGACGGTTTTGAATTGAATGTCTTAGATGGTGCAAGGCAAACACTGTCTATGAACAGTCCGGTCATTAACATTGAGATGAAGCGGAATAAAAGACGGGACGTTGTGGAAAAAAGTGAAGCAATACTGTTAGATCTAGGCTACAAGTTCAAAGAACGTAATAAAAGCGACGAAGTTTGGCTGAAAAAGTAATATTACAGCATAATTTACCAACTTTACCAATAAATACTTGCAACTTGATTCCTGAGCGGAGTCATAGTCATTTTAATTAGAAAAAAGGAGGATTAAAAATGGCAACTGAAAACAACACAACATTCGTGGCGGCTGACAACAGTTCTTTACTAGGTAAAGAGTTAGAGTTCATCACGATTGATGCTGGTGAGGAGTTAGCGAATCACCAGGAAAAAAACGAGACGCAGAACGCGATCGAAAACACAGTTAGACAATACGGTAACATCGTAGGTGCTGGCCCGTTATTCGATACGAATGCTTCTAGAACATACATCGTAGAAGGTACAGACATGTTTGTTGGTGCACCAGCATCATCAGGCGGTTCTTTTACTTTCACTGAATCAGGCGCAGACGGTTCGTCAGTAGGTACATTACTTGCGGCAATCAAGGCTCTTGGAACAGTCGATGGTATTGACTTAAACGATGGTGGCACTACTGCCAAAATCGAAAACTTAGAAATCTAATATATTAACGAGGAGAAATAGAAAATGGCTTACGATAATACATTACCAGCAGGCGGAAGAGCAAACTTCAATTCGCAATCAGTTGCGGAATTAGAAGGTGTTGAAATCGCATTTTTAAGTGTCGACTTTGCGGCGGCAGTTAATGCAGAAACAACTCATCCGGATGCTTCGGCAAACACAGCGGCATTGCATCTTGCGAAAGAGGCAATCCAAAATCAAGGTGTAAACATTTTAGGTGAAGGTTCCCTAGCGGCATCTAACACTGCAAAAGTGTTTATGGTTAGAGCAGACGCTTTAGACACTATAAGCGACACAACAACTGCGGCGGCGATCCAAGCGGCGATCAGAGGATTGAACGCAATGACACCTGATAAAGTAACGGCTAACATATCATCAGCAGTGGTGGCGACAAAAGATCTGTCTGACACTAGTGCAGGTGTAAGTTAATAGATAACCAGCATAGGAGGAAACACAATGCCAATATCTAAAAACAACTTTCAGCACGTGACTAACACGGAATTAGAAGGTGTAGAAACATCTTCTTTTACTGTAGACTTTGTTAGTAACATGTCTGCTGAAACAAGTGACTTGTCATCTGGTTCTGCAACAGCAGGGTTAGAGGCGACAAGAGCAGTGATTTCGCAGTACATCAACATCCTTTCAGAAGGACCGTTGGTTGACGGGAACACACAGAAAACTTACACAGTTAGAACAGACAGCCTAGGTACTTTAATCTCAGGTGGTACGTTACAAACGGCCATCAGAGCATTACATGGTGCAGGAAGTGTTACAGCAACAGTTAACTCTGCGACAGTAACAGCAACTGACATCGGTATCTTGACTGCGAATGCTGTATAATAATACAGACTAACGGTAAGAAAATTACCAAAGGGCGGATCTTTAATTAGGTTCGCCCTTTTTTTTACGATTAAATAATCACATGCCAACACACCTAGACGAAGCAATAAAAATAATAACCAGCAAAGACTCCATGTTGAGAGACAAGACTCCTCGTATCTATCAAATGCCAGAGGAGAAAAACATGCCAAAACATTTCACGAATTTAAAAAGGATGAGATGGTTGAACCATGACCTCTGTGCTGGCAGGAACATCAAGAGATGGTTATGGAGAGACTACCATCAGGAAATAATATTACAGCAACCCCCATTTGACAAATACGAAGATCAAAGTGAAATTTTTACGTTGATAAGACATCCTGAAGAGAGATGGTGGAGTGGTATCAAAGATATGTTCTATTTCATGCCATGGTATACCTGGTGGACCAATGAAAAGATTATGGAACAGTGGCCACACTTTGGCAGAGGCACGTTAAGATATCATGACATAATGGAACAGGTAAAGCCACAGCACCTTATCAAATGTGACAATGGATTGAACGATAGGATGATAAATTTTGCCAAGAATCACGGACTTTTATTCTATGGCAACCTGCCACACGAAAAGGCTCTTAGGTACTCTAAACCAGACATAAAGAAGTTAGAAGACAACGGGGTGAGAGAACTCAGAGCATGGCTTAGGAAAAATCCTGAAAGACAAAAACAGTTGGACGAATACCTCGAACCAGACTGGCAATATTGGGAACAAGTCGAGTACACAGACTGATGCACGAATACAGGATTCACACTCTAGTTGATATAACGAAGAACGGAGACCTTAAGAAACAGTTTCCATTCAAGACTGATTCTGGAGATGTGATACATGACAAGTCCTCACTGTCAATAGCAAGGAATCAAAACAGCAATTTTGATACCATGATACAACTCTTACAGATGCGAGGGAACATTGTTTGGGAGCATCCACCGAAGAGAATGAACTTTGAGAATCTGGCCAATCATGCTTTTGGTTCTTTCTATGAGGGGAAACAACTCTCATGGCACTTCCAATTCTTTGTTGAACAGTCCGGCGTATATGGAGAAGAAAACGATCCTGTAGGCTATCTTTTAGAGGACTTCCATCATGTGCCTATAGTCAGTTTTTGCAAAGAAACTGCCACTTTCCCGATGTCTGCATTCGATACACAGAATCACAAGACCATAAACACGTACTTTTCGTATTCTGGATATACAGATAAATAACATTACATTTAGGCTCAACTAACACTTAAAGGCACACACAGGCAATGACTCAGGCTCATTTACAGGCTCTACTAATGGAGGTTCAAAACCTCAAAAACGAGATTAAAAATTATATGAGTACAACAGAATTAGAAAAACAAAATCTTGAAGCACACGTGGACCTTTGTTCAGAGAGATACAAAGGATTACACGACAGGCTTTCTGCGATCGAACACTCATTAAAAAGAATGAACGAAGATATGATCTCTGGTCAAAAGAGTTCAACAAAGACAATCATAGCGACAGCAGGCACAGTGGTTGCAGGTTTACTATCAACAGTGGTAGTGATCCTAATGAAGATGCCAGGCTAAAAAATCCTTAAATGTTTATAAAAATAGCACCCATGGTGAAAGTTTATGTGTCCGATTCTGACATAGAATTCATAGATAAACATTCACAAGAAACTTTTAAAGCGAGTGAACTTGGTCCGGAAGACAAAGATAGAGTCAAAGTGTTAGCCGACAAGGCCATATTTGTCAGGAAGAAACTTGACACCGATATGCAATATGCTTTAAATAGAAAGATAAGGATCTTTCGAAATGACAAAGGAAAAAAAATCTGAACTGGTAAAACAGATTGAGGCATATGGACTCAAGAATAAACTTGCGGATCTGGCAAAAAAGGAAGAAGCAAGAAGGCCTTTTAGACATTTACCAAAACAGTTCTCAAAAGGTATTCTCATAGGAAACATAGCAATCGTACCCAAGAAATCAACTGGCACAAGATACGTTTATGTAATTGCAGATATGATGGAAGCCATGGTACTACATGACGACATAAACCTTAAACAGACAGCCATTCTAGTAGCACATCACCTAGCGGATGGAAAGCCATTACCCACAAATGTGTTGGAACTTGATACCAAATTTGCATCACAACTGTTTGATATACAGAGTGCTAAACGGATGATTAGAGAAGCACAAAAGAACAAAGATCAGTTGGCGGAGGATGTGTATTGGGATCGTTTGGATTCCGCAAACCACCTAGCGGACAACTGTAAGAGCAGTATCCAGCAGATTTTCAACGACACGTTCGAAGCATAGATAATAAATAACACAGTATGAAGAGCACAGAACTTACAAAACCGATCACAACTGAAAGTTTACTCGCAGAATTCGAGACTAGATTCAATCAAACAATGGATCTAAGTAGATTTACAAAAGAAGAACTTGAAGACACTGCCAATCATATTAGAACGAAGATACACGAAATCACACAAAATTCACATTTCGGCAAAGAACTTAAAGATGATTCATATCAAAAGAATCAAATGATGTTAGATATCGTAAACCAAGCGATACAAGAAAGAAAACTTGGGGAGTACGGCGGAATGAAAGCAGATCCAAACACAGGAAAAATGGTACAAAAAATACAGAAAGCATCTGGATTAGATGACAAAGAAAAGAAACAATTAATAGGCGACCTTGTTACTAAAGAAGAAGTAAAAGAAGGCGTAGAAGAACAATCAGAATTAATATTAGCGGCCAAGGACATGATGGACAAAGTCACAGGTTACTTGGAAGATCTAGCATCAATGAAGACAGAAGGTATGCTAGAACTAGCAGACAGAATCAGAGACGAAATGGGTGCTGAGAAATCAGACGCATTCCTACAAAAAATCCAACCAGCGATTGAACAGGCGGAAGCCACTTTAACGACAACTAGACAAGAACTAGACAACGGTGTAAGAATATTGACCGGAGAAGAAGTTGCTTCAGAACCTATGGGCGCCGATGACACGATGGACATGGACACAGATCTAGACTCACTGGACTCAGAAGGTGGAGAAGAGACAGATGAGTTTGGAGCCTCTGATGCCGAAGCAGGTGGAACAGAACCAGAAGGCAGAGAACAAAGAGAATCAAAAGAAGTTTTTGAAACTTCGAACAGATTGTACAGCAAACTAGCAGGGAAGTAATCCTGTGAGATTTTTCGAATTCAACAAAAGCGACACAGACCTAGAGTCAGCACTTATAAATGTTCTATTAAACATGAAAGGTGATGCTGACGAGAAGGACCAAGCCTCAGATATCAGCATGGACGCAGTGAAACAGATCATGAGCAACACTGGTTACCCAGCATTTAACTATGATGTTTTCAAAAGGATTTACGACCAGGATGGTGATCTTAAAAATGTGGTTGCAGACTTTGACAACGAAAAGATTGTAATCAAAACAGATCAAGAAGCAGAAGACAATCCTGAAATGGATTTCGACAACCAAGGTAGCACTGACGTTGTTAAAAAGATGGCCAAGTCAGCCATGAACAAAAGAAAATAATCAAATATCTTTTAGTAAATTATAAATTTGGGGATATATTTTAGTGTAATCTGTACCCCTTCTCCTATCAAGTTCTGATAGATAGATTTTGAATTGTTTTTGTCTAACCAGATTAGGCTCTCGCATTTCAAATTCTTTTACATTGCCTTCCATAAACTGTTTGTGACTGACCTTAACAGAATCAGGATGTCCATAACTATTGGTATCAAATATCTCAATGGCTTCCTTCAATCCCCAGTCATTTATCACTCTGCCAAAAATTCCAGGATATAGATATGGAGTGGGAAAGGTTTCATGCTGATTTGCTTTCATCATAGACCAGTACACAGGTTTTATTTTTGACCAATCATTTATCATCTTTGCCATTTCCGGCATACCTGGCACTGCTGTTACGGTAAGTGCAGAGTTTATACTCTGAGTGGCATCAGTCTCATTCAAAACATATTCAAAGTTTTTTCTAAACAACGCAAGGTCTATCCCTGTTCTCACATACTCTCCTGCTGATCCCCAAGCATCTAGAGAACCAACTATCTGTAATCTGTCTAGTCTACCGGCCTTGACCATTTTATCTATCCTGCTAATCCAGTTCTTATACCTTGTGTGTTCTACATTGTGGTTGCTAAAAAATACCAAAGATAAATCTGGCAAGTCTCTCTGTTCTAAAAATTCAATCATCCTGAACGTTTCCTTTTGTAAGAAAGGTTCTCCGCCTAGTATTATTAATTTGTGTAGATTGTGTATATTCTTTTCAAACCATTTGAATAATAGATCTGTGTCTTGTTCTATACGTGGGTTCAAAACAAACTTGTCTGGATCTATAACTACACCGCCCTCTGAAAATTTGCCAAATCGTTTCTGTTCTTGATGTATCTGAGAACTGTAATCTGGTTTACAATAGATACATTTTTGATTACAGGTGTTACCCCAATAAACTTCCAACTGCCTGGGAGTTACTTCGACTGCTTTAAGGTCACTATCCAACTCCGGAGGTGCTGTTGTCCCTTCAAGGTTCAAATGAATTTGCCTGTCCGACTTGCCACCTGCCTCTTCTATGTGTTTGCAGTGTTGACATCCATTACCGGGCCATTCACCACGAAGCATTTTGCGTCTATCATCTAGTTTGTTAGGTATGTTGTGAAAGTTTAATTGCTCTCCAGAAGTATCCAAAGGACCAAAGCCTGCTCTATGACAACTCCCAGACATACCTTGAGTAAGATAGACTGTAGAATGTGTCCATTTCAATTGGCAAGGAAGTCCTTTGGTAATAGGAAACTGCTTAGGTGGTTGATTTGATATGCCCATATGTGTATAATTATCTGTATGAAGATACCTGAAGATGTTCTTAAGAGCAAGGGCATAACCTATTACCAGAAATATCCTTACGGAGAATTATCCAGAGTTACAAAGAATAAGAAAAGACATTATGAAACACCAGACGGAAGACAAGTGCCCAGTGTGACCACTGTGTTGAGTGCCACCAAGGACATGACACACCTACACGCATGGCGTAAGAGGATCGGTGCGGAAAAGGCACAACAGATCACTACCGAGAGTGCAAACATAGGAACAGTGATGCACCGTAGCCTAGAGAAGCACGTGAAAGGCGAAGACAGAACT